GAGGGGACTGGGCCCCCCTCCGAAGACACACCTCCCCTTGCGGGATCTCTGTGTCCGAGAATCTTCCTCTGACCTAACTATAAGTGCCCTAACTTTCTTTACTTAGTACGGTCCGCCTGCGGAGGATCGTCCCCGACGGTAGTCACCCTTAACTATGAACAAGCGGACATAGTGGGTTGTACCATTGGCTTGATCTCCGCGCGATCCGGAACTCCGGATTCTAGCGGGACGTAACCTTAGTTCCTCCTAACTATTCTGTTCCTTACCTATTCATACGGTAGGCCTGCGGAATAGTGAACGGAGTCACTGGACAGTATACCAAGCTTGGTTTGAAAGCTTCCGAGGGTTAAACCTCGTGGCAGTCTCGTCTACCTACCGTTCTTGGACGTCAGGAGTAAACTCCCGCCTATCAGGATAAATTCTGATAAGGTCCAATCCGCTATGAAGGGATCCGTGCAGGTCCTCTCTGACGTAATTGACAGAGAGTTTAGACCTGGTACTCCTTAAGTAGGCTCCGTAAAAGAGTTAATTACGGTATACTCTAACTTAATGAGCGTGAAACCCTCAAGCGGTTACGGAGAGTGCCTCACTCCCAGTGCCCTGTTGGCACCATAGGTATGACCCAAGCTCAATACAACTTATTTAGGGTTAGTATTCCAATTCCTTAGGGAAGTACCGAAAGGTATTGGTAATCCAGGGGTTACCCTCTGGGATACTAACTGGTAACCTAAATAAGTGTATACTTACCTGGTATACCGAATTGTATTGAGTAAAGGCTCGGGTTTGGTGAATCTGACTTTCCCTTGGGAAAGGAGAGAAGGATAACCTTGGAGCCGTAGGCTCTCCTGCTCTGATTTCCTCTTTAGAGAAAGAGATTTGGCCGTCTTCACTTTAAACTATAAAATGAAAGCAACCTCACCTTTATATCAGATTTTACGTTCACATCCTCTATTTCCGATAGTGGATTTATCTCGTTCGACTGGAAAGTACGTTATTGTAGATCCAATGAACTCCAGTAACCTGCTTTACGTAACCGAAAAATACTATCTTCGGTTGGTGGCAGTTGCCATGTCTAATGATGATACTTTAACTACGTTAATAGTACCAGGTGATGTAGTAGTGGCAGGTCCTGATGGCCGTCCTATTAAATCATCTCCTATTGGCGAATCTCCTTCCGAGGATGATTCTAGCATAACCCCCGATCTACGGGAGTCTCTTGTTCGTCCTATTCGGGTTATCCCCCTCTCTGAGGATGATGTCCGAATACAAGACTGGACAGAGGATCCTATGCTTACAATGACGGAGGGTGATCTTTTCGATAATATATTATTGGCTAATTTAGCCAAGATAGATTATGAAAGTCTAGTCCGGAGATTCCGTTTATCGGTTTCGACTGACACCTTCTGGATTTCTAAGATTCAAGCTAGACCTTCTCGGAAACCGTATTACTTGCGTGGTAAGCTCTCTTATCATACGCGAAGTGAAAACAGTCCGAATTTCCTGGAAGCTAGAACTGATAACATCAGTCCTATTCTTCGGGAATGGGGAATAACTCTCCATCTTCGAATTATGGGTCGCGTTCCAAATGACGCTTTCATAACCTCGTTCATCCGCATGCTTTCGATTCTTCGAGAGCGTGGACGAACCCGAGGTATGCTTGACACTCTTAAGTTTATGAAGAATTCATATCTTTATTGTGTTGCATACCTGGCTGGTCAACGCCATTCGGATCCGTGGATGTTTGGTACTCCAGTAGCTCTCGCTAGTGGTCTCCCAAGTTGGATTCCTGCACCAATGCGATTACAGTTACGTAGTGGTAACCTCAAGTATTGGAAATGGATATTTTCATTCCTTTTTTCTTATAAAGGTCTGATAACATCCGCTCCTTTACCGACGCTATCTACTATTGAAGCTCCTTTATTCGATGAAGATAAACTTACTCCTTACTTAGAGTATTTCCCTAAGTTTAAGAAGTTTGTTCTCTCTCGTTTTAAAGGAACACCTGTGTCTCTCACTCCTCCGGCTGCCTATCATCGGTCCTGGTGGACTAAGATAGGTGCGTCGTTGGATGAAGGTGCGGAGAATGTCCTTGAGTTACTTACTAGCGGCCCTAATGGTCGACCTTCCGTTACTAAAGCAGGGCTTGATGCTCTTGCTTGGTATTCGGTTGGTCACGAACCTCTGGTTAAATGGATGGAATTAACCAAGAATTTCTTAGTACTGGCATTATTCAAAGCTTCCTACTGGCAAGCTTTGGATTCTGTCCAGTTCTTCGAACCTATTGGTTCTTTCCCACCAGTTAAGGAAGACCTTCAGAAAGGATGGTTCGTTATACGAACTCAAACTGCTGATGGTCGTCCTACTGACTGGCTTCAATCCATTAAGCACCTTATGTTAGGTCGCCTAAGTCTAAAACCTGAGGCTGCAGGAAAGGTCCGAGTCTTCGCGATTAGTGACTATTGGACACAGTGTGTCATATCGCCACTTCATCGTAAGATCTTTTCTTTCTTGGAATTTATACCAGGTGACGCTACTATGAATCAAAACCTTGTATTCGATGAGTTTTGCCGTTCTGGAAACTCTATCGTTACATGTTATGATCTAAGTTCCGCCACTGATATACTTTCAACTAAAATTCAGGTCAAAGTACTCTCTGAGTTCATTGGTCCTGAGTTAGCTCAGCTTTGGGCGCAGATCTTATGCGAACGGGATTACTCAGTTCCTCGCGGAACTGCGTATCCTAAACCTACCATTCGGTACACTAGAGGTCAACCAATGGGTGCTCTTTCCTCTTGGGCAATGCTAGCTCTCACTCATCATTTCTTAGTTTTTGTTGCTGCATCCCGGGTCGGGGTGCAGAACTATACTAATTATGTAGTGTGTGGAGATGACATTGCTTTAGGAGGAATGGAAGTTCCAGCCTCTTACTTGGCGCTGTGTCATGAATTGGAAATTCCTATTTCAATTCCAAAGTCTTTAGTTTCCTCAACTGGGGAATCTAAGATTTTAGAAGGACCTTTGGTTTCATTCGTCTCTCGGCTTCAAGCCGGTGATACGGATGTTACCCCTTGGTCTTTGAAAGAAGAAATTTCAATTACTGACTTAGCGTCAAGAGTCGAATCTGTCGCTCGACGTGTCCGTCGAGGTCAGATTCTTCTTGATTCGAGTTGGTTATCTTCCCTGGTTAAATCCTCAGTTACTCGATACTCAGATATTGAGCGGGTAGCTAGGTCATTTACATCTGGGAAGATGACAGATGCCATAATTGAGGTAGTAGCGCCGCTTCTCTTTCCCTCTACAGATTCTTCTGTATTGGGGCTAAAAGAAGGTGATATCTCTCTCTGGTTAGCTGTTGTTACAGGTATGCCAGGAGTTGTATCACTAGACGCTTCTGTCCTCAAAAACGGGATTGCTCTTCCTAAAGACTTTCCGTTAAAGACTTTTGTTCAAGAGATGTTCTTGATCGTGTGGTCTCGGTTACTAGTATCTTACGATATTGTATCCGCTAACACTCGATTATTTACATCATGGGTTGCAACTATGAATTCTATGCGAACTTCACGCAGAGGTGTGTGTTCTCATACTTTCATAACTACTTCCCTCTTGACGCAAATTGTTCTTCATAAACGGATTTGTCGCGAGCAGTTTCAGATAAACCGAAGTATGGAGGCTATATTAGATTTATTTAATATATTCCGCCTGCCTTCAGCTGATTCTGTCCCTGCTTGCCCGCCTCATCGGCTGGGTACCGAAGTCCTTCTTAAGATCCTCAAGGAGGTCTTAAGAATTATCCTCGATTCCCCTAGCCCTGAGCGGTTAGGATTTCGCACCGTTCATGGTCCCGAATTATTCGGAAACATGGCGCAATATTCCGCTGAACATATTGCTTCAGTGTTTGGGAACACTCCCAAAGAGACTATTCTTAAGGGGTCTATTCCAATTTCTCCTGTCCCCGTGGGTAAGGGTGTCCGGATTCCGGATCCTCTTATCCATCGGGTGGCGATATTGGAGGAGATCACTTTAGGGTCTTCTCTCAGTCCCTTAGATTCTGGTTCTATCCCGGATAACCTCCGAGATATTGTCAGAGTTCTTAAGGATTGGTGCTATAGGACGTATCTTCCGTCCCAGCTCCCTGATTTTCCTACTATCAGTGAGTGGGCGTTAGATCCGAACATACCACCTTCAAGTGCTGAGTTGTGGTCTAATCCAATGATTTTGCCCGAGGCACTCCCTATTTTAGGGGATGATTCGTACACTATCCTTGTCACAGACGCGATGACCTGGTTTAGAAAGTCTCAATTTAGAAGTGATCCTCTTCCACCCGTCTTGACTACACAAAATTGTGTTCTTAGCCCTTTCTCTATGAAAGAGGTTAATAAGACTTCTTTTGGTATTTCAAGAATGGGTAAAGCCTTTAACCGTACGATTGAACTCATAATCCAATCGAAAGGGGCTTTGTTGGAAGAAGGGCGATAAGTATGTGGGTGTCTAACTATAGACCGGTTTATGCACCGTGAGCATAGCATAACACGAAAGTGAGCCTAGGAAGGCTGGTGAGGT